ATTACAAACACATCAGGTTCTGCATATTCTGCAGGCGGTGCAACTTTAACTAACACTGGAGTTGGATTAACTAGCACAACTGCATTCACAGATTTTAGTGATGTAACTTTTTCATCTGCTTCTTTTACTGCAAATGGCGCATTAATATATAACACAACAACAAATGGTGGATCAGGAACAACTGATGCTGTTGCGGTTATAGCTTTTGGTGGCGATAAGACAGCAAGTAACGGAACTTTTAAAATAGAATTTCCTACAAACGATTCTTCTTCAGCAATAATCAGATTAGCATAGGAGGCCGACCATGTCGGTATCTTCAGGATGGGGCCGGTTCACCTGGGGCCAAGCTTATTGGAATGAGGACACAACTTTTAAAACAGGTTGGGGTGCTCAAGCTTGGAATGATGGCGAATGGGGCGAGCTTAAAGATGCAACTATCTTTCCAACAGGTTTATCAATGTCAGCTAGTGTTGGCTCAGTTGATATTCCTGACGTAATAATAACTCCACAAAGTTTTGAAATAACATCTTCTCAAGGAGAAGCTTTTGTTCCTGTTATAATAGAAACAGGTTTATCAGCTACGTTTTCACTTGGTTCAGTGTCCGTAGTTGACATGCAAGTTGGATTGACAGGTCAATCTATAACTTCTTCTATCGGTTCTTTAACAGTTAATGATTTAACTATTGGTTTAACGGGTCAAGAATTTACTGCAAGTCAAGGAACAGCAATTGCACCTAATGATACCGTATTACCATCTGGTTTATCTATTACGTCAGCACAAGGAACTGCAACAGCAAGCTCTACAACGGAAGCTTCTTTAACTGGTGTATCGTTTAGTGCTAGTATTGGAAATGTTACAATACCAAATGATGTTGTTCAATTATCCGGTGTATCAGCAGAATTTGCATTAGGAACTATTGTAGGATTAGGTAGTGCCATAGCTCAACCGTCAAGTTTAAGCATGACTTCTAGCGTTGGTTCTTTGACCATAGAAGAAGGATTAGGATTAACGGGTCAATCATTTAATGCTAGTATTGGCTCACTTTCTATAAATGACGTAACCATTGGATTAACAGGTTTTTCGACAACACTTAATATTGGAGCTGTAGATATCTTTGCCTATGGCGATGTTGACACCGGTTCAAATACGTCATATAGTAATGTTTCAACGGGTTCGAATGATACATATTCGGATGTTGCAACTGGATCAAATACAAGTTA